TTTTCTATCCAAATATTTTTGTAACTTGTCCCAATCATTTCCAAAAATTTCAAATGATAGAATATGAAGAACTTTTGGTTCTTCGGAATTTTTTAATTTTTCAAATTGGTTTTCCGTGATAATTATTTTCATATCCTATAAATATATGTCACCACCAATATTAACCATTTGTATTATTTCTTGACTGGTATGTTTATTTGATATTGGTGTATCTTCTAAATCTAAATCACCCCCAACCGATGTTAGATTTCCCAATGATTCAATTGGTGTATTTTGTAAATTTAAATCACCTTCAACTAATGTTAAATTTCCCAATGATTCAATTGGTGTATTTTGTAAATCTAAATCACCTTCAACCGATGTTAGATTTCCCAATGATTTAATTGGAGTATTTCCTAAATTTAAATAACCCCCAACCGATGTTATATTACCTAATGATTGAATTTTAGATTTGTATAAATATAAATCACCTCCAACCGATGTTAGATTTCCCAATGATTCAATTGGTGTATTTTGTAAATCTAAATAACCACCAACTGATGTTAAATTTCCCAATGATTCAATTTGAGTATTTCGTAAATATAAATAACCTTCAACCGATGTTAGATTTCCCAATGATTGAATTGAAATATCTTCTAAATCTAAATCACCTCCAACTGAATATAATGGATTTCCTTTTCTGTCTAAATATCTTTGCATCCTGTCCCAATCATTTCCAAAAATTTCAAATGATAGAATATGAAGAACTTTTGGTTCTTCGGAATTTTTTAGTTTTTCAAATTGGTTTTCCGTGATGATAATTTTCATATACTATAAATATATATCACCTTCAATATTAACCATCTGTTTAATTTCTTGTTCGGAATGTTTATTTGATATTGGTGTATCTTCTAAATATAAATCACCCCCAACTGATTTTAGATTTCCCAATGATTCAATTGGAGTATTTTGTAAATTTAAATCACCTTCAACTGATGTTAAATTTCCCAATGATTGAATTGGAGTATTTTCTAAATATAAAATACCTCCAACCGATGTTAAATTTCCCAATGATTTAATTGAAGATTCATATAAATATAAATCACCCCCAACCGATGTTAGATTTCCCAATGATTCAATTGGAGTATTTCGTAAATCTAAATAACTACCAACCGATGTTAAATTCCCCAATGATTTGATTGGAGTATTTTGTAAATCTAAAGAACCCTCAACCGATTTTAGATTCCCCAATGATTCAATTGGAGTATGTCGTAAATATAAATTACCTCCTACCGATGTTAGATTTCCCAATGATTGAATTGGTGTATCTTGTAAATCTAAATCACCTTCAACCGATGTTAAATTTCCCAATGATTCAATTTTATATCCATATAAATCTAAATCACCTCCAATTGAGTATAATGGATTTCCTTTTCTATCCAAATATTTTTGTAACTTGTCCCAATCATTTCCAAAAATTTCAAATGATAGAATATGAAGAACTTTTGGTTCTTCGGAATTTTTTAGTTTTTCAAATTGGTTTTCCGTGATGATAATTTTCATATACTATAAATACCATATAAAACAAAAAAACCAACTATTAAAGTTGATCTTCTTTTATCTGTTCAAGAGTTTTAAAATATTCAACCCTTGTCTTTGCAATTTCAGTATAGTTTGGTGATAACTCAATACCTAACCATCTTCTTCCGAGTATTTCCGCAGCAACTAATGTTGTTCCACTACCGGCAAACGGATCAAGAACTACATCGTTTTTGTAGGATAGTATTTTGATTGCCTTTGAGGGAATGTCAAGTGAAAACGTCGCCTTGGTGAGTGATTTAGTATCTGCAAAGTAATTCCACTGACCAAAAACAAGTTCCATAAACTCTTTCTTATCTGTCTCTTCATATACAACTTTCTTTTTTATGGTTCCATCCTCCTGTTCAATTTCAGTAGGTGTCCCTTTCCATTGTGGTTCTCCTTTAACCTTTTTAATGTGGTGTTTTTTATATGCAAGTATTACACATTCCTTTGGATTATAGATATATGGTCCGCTACAAGACATATAACTACCCCACGCAGTTGTCTTACTTCTATGTGGTGATTGTTCCTCTAAATCCACAATTCCAAAAAATTTAAATCCAACCTGTTTCATTATCTGATAAAATTCTGAAACAAAAAACACTCTACCCCCTCGTTCACGAACATTAGTTTCGTAAGGGATATTAATAGAAACCCTACCATCATCTTTAAGTAATCGGTAAGCTTGTGTTAACCATTCTTTAGTCCAATCCCAATACACATCCATATCTAAAGTATCTATGTGTGTATCATAATTAATCCCTACGTTATAGGGAGGCGATGATATCATCAAATCCACCGATCCTTCAGGTAATGTTTTCATCACCTCAATACAATCCCCATTTATTATTTTCCCTGTCTCTATCATTATTTTTCTCTATTACAAACTCTCTAATAAATCCCACACCTCATTTGAAAACGATTCATACATATCTCCGTTCTCATCATCCGATAAGTCAACGATGTATTCGTCAACACAAAAATCAACAATTATTTCGTATGTTTCTCCAAGCGTTTTTTCATCACTTTTTAAACCCTCATATAAATTGAGAATGCGGTTTTTTTGTTCTTCAGTTAATTTCATCTTTATTTATTCTCCAATGTTTTAATGTGATGATCTAAATAAAATTTTGCCTTCTTTAAATCTTCCAATTCTTTATCTTTATTCTTCTTGCCTGCCCTTGAAATGTATTTTATTGTATTACCAAGCGAGAATCCCAATTCCCAAGCGTCAATCACCTTTATGGTTTCATAAACATTATTTCCTCCCCCATAATGTTCTGGGTGATTCACTTGTTCTTTTTTAATTGGTGGCATATTTTTATATACCAAATCGTCATCTTTTTCCATAATCACCTCAACTTCCTTTTTGTGAGCCCAAAACACCCCATCAATATAATAGGTATTAAATCCTTTCCAGTCAAATGAATCAATTACTTTATCAACACCTTCCGTTGGATCCTTCGTAGATTTATAATCGTCCAAATAAATTATACCATCATCATTAACAAAATGGACAACATTATTAATATCTTCCCTAACGCAATCCTCCAAATGACATCCATCAATTTCAATAAAATCAAATTTTATATTTGCGGTATCCAAAACTCTTGGGAGAGTATCTCCTGAATCGCCGGGAAATAAATGTAAATGAATATTCCAATTCGCAAAATGGTTTTTCATAATCTCAAAGTTCGTTGTTGTGCAACCATATTTGCAACTATCAAAAATAAAAAATCTAATTGGATTTTTATTATACGAACTATCCTCCTGAATTAATTTGGTTAATGTATTACAGATTATCATTGCTGAATGTCCTTCATTAAACCCTATCTCAATAATATTTTTTGGTTTTGTTTGAGATATCAAATCTTGTAGTGTGTGCATTCTTTCAGGATACCAACTAATGTTTCCTTCACCACCACCTAAAATCATTCCTTTTAGTAAGTCCATATTATTTCTTGTCTTGATATCCTAGATTCATTGTATCTTTATTCACCACAAACCGAAGTTTCACTATTTGAAGTTTATCTTTTCCGTAAGATTGTTTAATCTCAAAGTTTAACCCTTTAACATCAAATTTAAGTGTTTGAATAACCACTCCTGTAGGATCCAAATATTCAATTGTAACACCAACGATATTTAATAAATCCTTTGGGTTGTATGATTGTTGGACTGTTTCATAAAATTCAGTTAGGAATATGATTTCTTCACCTTCATTATACATTTTATATTTCCTAAATAAGAATGGTTCAATATCCATACCATCCAATTTAATAATCCAACGATTACATCTTAATGGTTCAATCAATGGGAACCGTTCTGCTAATTGTGTCATTTGTTTTTGTTTATATATTTTATGATTTCATCCTCCGTTTTTCCTTCACAGAACATTTTGAAAACCTCCGTTGAGAAGTCATCACTTGTGAAGATTGCCTCTGCCGATAAATAACTTGATAAGTTATTGAGATTTTTGATGATGTTATCCTTTTTGAGTATTCTCTTGTTGAATCCCATCTTTATTATCTTTTAGGTTGTAATACATTTCTCTAACCTTTTTTCCCAATTCAATATCGTTTGGGTTTTCCTTAACTAATTGTTCCAAAATTTTTAAGTTATCCATTTTTATTTAATTTCAATTCGTAACATTTTTTTTTCTTTTTCATGTATTTCTTGATTAACATAGGAAATAAGTTTTCTTTTAAATAAGGGTAGTAATGTTTCATTGATTGGAAAAATATCACTACACTTCATTTCAAATACGGGTAATGTTGATCTTTCCGCTTCATCACTCCATTGAGAAAGTGTATTAATTATTTTTGGTATTGTCAACTTACCTTTTGGTTCCGAATAAATTAAATTAACGAGGGTTTTTTTCTCCATTGATCCTCTTGATGCCGGAGTTACATTGTATTCCCAAACATATAGATTATTTGTTTTCTTTTCGTAATAGAAAAAATAACCTTTATTTGTTAATAGATTTTTTTTGTTTTTCTTAATTTTAACCTCAATTGTGTCAAACACAACAGCCCATACAGATTTTGCAATGTTGAAATACTCCATCATTCTTGGTGCGGAGAATTTCAAGATACTATTAAATTCTTGGGATTCTTCCTGATTCATTTCAGGAATTTGTTTAATCTTCAAATCTTTAACAAGAAGTTCATCATCAATAGTGTCAAACTTCTTATCAGTATAGATTAATTTTTTGTCTTTAATTAGGGTTTGGATACTTGCCAAATGAAGTGATATTTCAATAAACCCGGGATATAATTCCATATTATCAAGTTTTTCACCCATTTTTTGGAAGTAACTCAATAACTTATATTCTTTATGTTCCTGATCAATTGGTTTTTCAAATAACCAATCGGTTTCCATTACAAATTCAATACCTTTGTTTTTTTTTCTTTTTGCCATTTAAACAAATATAATAAAGGTTTTGTTATCAGTAAATTATTTTTCATAAGTCATAACAATATAATCTGTTCCACCAACGGTAATACTATCATATGAACCATCATAACTACTTAAAGTCCCATAATCCTCGTTATTCGCCATATCTTCAATAAATTGTCCTTCATCTATGAAATTATCCATAGTTAAACCATAATCAGCAATCCACCTCATCGGATCTCTCAATATTTCACGTCTTCTATCGTCAACCGCATTTTCAATATCATCTTCATTTAAATCACCATCAGGATTTTCTTCAATTTCCTGTATTTCATATTCAATATCTACAATTCTACTATCACGATCATCTTGATGATCTTCAGTGTCTTCATCATCATATATCTTACCTGGTTGAGTAACGACTCCGTCTTTATACAATACCCATTCATCTCCTTCATATCTTAATTGGAATTCGTATTCTTCATCTTCGTCCATAAAATCAAATATTTTACCATTATCTTCTCTCGTTGGATATTTGATTGGGAATCTTATACCTTCATTCTCGTATACCCACTTTTCCATTTTAAGAACCCAAATTTCTTCTTCTTGACTTTTACTTAATTCTCTACCAATATCATAACTTTCGGGATCGTCATATATCTGTTCTCTCATATCGTCCGTTAAATAATCGGCAACCTCGTCTCCATCAATATAGTTTTCAACGGTAGATGTGTTGAATCCTCTATATCCCGCATCATCCAACAAACCTTTTACCCAATCTTTCAATGATTCGTCCGCTTCAGATGTTGTCCCAACCGCAATTTTATATTCGGAAATATCATCATATGTTGTCTTAAAGGATGTCATATCATAGTGTCCGTATTTTTCAGGTATTAACCCATATACATCATTATTTTTAATTGTTAAATCATCAATTTCTTCTTGTAATTCATCAATTCTACCTTGTAGTTCATCCCAAACTTCTTGCCAATCATCATTTGATGTATCGTAATCCTGTTGTTGTTGTTCTAAACTATCTAATTCTTCTTGTTTGTCCTTTAATTCTTGTTTTTCTTCTTCATCCATTGCCGCAATCTCACCATTTTGAACCAAGTAGTCAAACGCAGCATTCGCCTTTAACCCTATCTCATCAATGTTTGGATTATCAATATCCCATTCACCATTTTGTCTTCTTTCATCGGCTTCCAATTCTTCCATTCTTCTCTGTCTTGCTTTCTCGGCATTGTCCAAAGGTGTTGACCAATATGACGAATATCCTTTAATCGTAACACCTTTTAAAGTTTCAAGTGATGATCCGTGAGCATTTAAACCTCCATCAATATATATTGTCCCTAAATTTTTAACAGGTAATCCAACAATATCTAAATTACCTTTAACTACAATTTTTTTACCTCTAAATCTTCTGGTTTTTTCTAAAATCGCACCATTATAACCTGTTACGGATAATAATTGTTTGTATTCAGATGCCGGAATTTCAATTGTTTCAGATTCTTCTTCGTTAAGTTTGGATTTAATTATTTTGATTAAATCTGATTCGGTAAGTTTAATTACTTTTTTCATATCATATAAATATAATTGAAGTTCCAAAATTATTTACATATTACACATTCATAAGATATTTATTATTATGGGATGTGGTATATATAGAATATTGAACACAAATAATAACAAATGTTATGTTGGAAGTTCTATTAATTTAAAAAGTAGGCAAAACAGACACTTTTGGATGTTGTTAAGGGGTTCTCACGATAACAAGTATCTTCAAAAGTCTTTCAATAAGCACGGTATTGACTCTTTTACCTTTGAAATTCTTGAGGAGTGTGATTATTCAGAACTAATAGATAAAGAAAATTTTTATATTAATAAATATAAATCAAATGATTTAACATTAGGGTATAATTTATCGTTAGTAAATGAATTCAGAAGAAATACATATAACGATGAAGTTAAAATTTCTCTATCAAAATACAACTTAAAAAAAAATAATAACTTTACTAAATACTCATTAACCAATATTTTAACTAATGAGGTATTTATATTTGATACTCTTGTGGAAGGTGCTAATTATTTAATATCTAATGGGTTTGCAAATGGTAAACCAAGAAATGTTAGAATGTCAATATCTAACTCATTAAGAGGTGTAAAAGTAAACAATGGTAGTCATGGTGCTATAAGAAAAACTTGTTATAAACATAACTTTAAAATAATAAACTAAACTAAAAAAATCAATTATGTCAGGATGTGGATGCAAAAATAAGAACAATGGTGGATCTCAATCTACTCAACAATCACCGGGTCAAGGACAACCGCAGCAAGTAAAAAATGCTACCGTTCAAGAGTCAGTTAAAAAAATCGTTGAGAAGTATTATAACAAAAAATAATCAATTTCTACCGAAGAATTATTAGGGTGGTTACGAAAGTTTCTACCTTTTTTTATATTTATAGATATGTCAAGAATAAAAGATTTAGTTGAAAAACTTAACGAAGGTGATTGGGACGATATTTCAAACATTTTTAGCGATAACATTATGTTATTTTTATCGTCAGTAAAACGAGCTGGTTTATTATCCACAATTGATTTAGACAACATTAGTCGTCACAACGAAGAATTGATAAATGAAATAATGTTATTTATCCTAAATAACGATCCATCATACCTTAATACAATTGTAAAGGATATTTTAACGGATGTTGAAGTTCGTGCCGATGGTTATTATTTAAAATTAGCAGATTTAGAGGAATTATCAGAGTTTTTTAAAGATGATAGTTGGAGTAGAGAATATAATGATAGAGAAGTTGTTAAATCGGTATTAGGTGAAGATTGGTGGGAACCTCATAGTGATACCATATATGATGTTTATGACGAAATTGTAAATGTATTAACCGATAAAAATAAAACTTTACTGGCAGAACGAATTATTGAGATAATGGGTAATGAAGAACTTTCCATTGAGGAATATAATACCGTTCTTTTTAATGATATGTCGGACGATGATGGTATGTTTATCATAACCGAATCAAATGTGATGTCAGTTATTAATGATCCTGACGCAATGAATAAACTATTTGAGGGTGGATTAAACGATTTAAAATATCAATTGAAAAATTTAGGTGACAACTCTTATAATAACGCATATAACGATGAGGTTTATTCCGAAGTATTTGATGAGTTATCAACCTATTTTGATGGTAAACACGAATGGCAAACAAAAGATTTGGAAAACAATAGAACCCTTCATATCCCTTATATTAAAATTCGTAATCTGAATGCAGATGTTACAAATTTTTTAGAAGCATTTAAAGGATATACAGATACTCTATTTTACTACAGTAGTTATACCGAAATGATGAAACATTATATGGATAATGATGGTGAGTTTTTAAGAATTAGAGTTCCTGATTATCCAGATAGTAGTAAAGTTGACGATTATATCAACGACGGGTTTCCTGATTACCTATATTAACAAACTATTTATATTGTTATTTTAATTTCATACACATTATAAAAATATAATAGATATGAGATTAATTAATAAAAACTCAAGAAGGGGAATTACAAATTTATTTGCCGACTTCATCCTTTCAAAAATCAAAAGAACAGAAAAATCAATAATCCAAGTCACAGATTGTGGTGCGTTTATGATTGTTAATGGTTTAACAACATCAAATGAGTATTTAGACATAAACGAAATTAAAAATGAATTTAAGGAATCTTTCGGTGATGTCCTGAAGGAATTGGAGATGTCGGATCTTAATACAATTGATGTTATCAGATACAACGAGGATATTAAACCAATTCATAAAGGTTGGGTTATTGTAAATAAGAATACATTCGTTGAGGAACCTGATCCTGACATTTCGGAGATATCTATTTCATCAGAATTTCCTTACGGTTATAGTTTAGATTGTGGTAGAATAAATACTTACTATTCACACTACATAATGAACCATATGTTTAATTTATTGGGTGTGGATGAGGTTTCGTTTTATTTCACAAATGAAGAAGAGGACGAGGATTTAAAAATCAAAATTGTCTCTGACTCAAAAATTGATAAGAAATCAATCAAGTCACTTATTCTTGATGTGTTTGATTTTGATATGGAATCATTTAGAGAGCGTTTATCGGACTATAATCTAATTGATGATATCCTGAATCCTAATAGAGACAAACCATACCTTAAACAAGATTTATTGGAACATATAATTCTTTTCTAACAAAAAACCCCATCCTAAAAAGGTGGGGTTTTGTTTTATTTCTCAATCCATTCTTTAATTATCTTAACACCATCTTCAATGTCTTGATAATCTCTGTCAGGAGCATATAACTCACTGATTGGTTCTGTTTCGGGATTCTCAATTAACATAAATGCCGGTACAAATTCATTCTCTGTAATCTCAACAAACATATTATATTCTTCCTCGTATTCGTCAATATCACGATCAACAAAATCAATCCCCTCTTTAACTAACATATCTTTCATATCAACACAATAGGGACATCCTTGCATTGTGAAAACAACTACCACCTTATCCATTA